GGAGGCCCCGCACGTGCTCTGGGAGGACGTCGTCGTGCTTCACGGACTGTATACTGCCTGGCTAGCGCCCGGAGACTATCCTGCGGGCCAGGGCCTTCTCTTCTGGCGTGTATAGCACGGTCTTTACGAAGGAGATTTTCCCGCCCACGTAGTTGGTTGTGGCAGTCGCGGCCTCGATCGCCATCGTCGCGATCCCCTCGAGCCTGGCGTCCCCGACGGGGGAGCGCGCGTCGTCCAGGACGCCGTGGATCGCGCCGACCGCTGTCTCCGCGCCGGAGCCGATCGACTCCCAAGGGAGCACGTGCTCGTCGACGCCGAACTCGTTGTTGACGAGGAAGAGGCGCCCGCGCACGGCGAGCAGGAACTCGCTCGGGCCGAAGGTCTCGACGTTGTGGTGGATCTCGAGGTGCCCCTGGTCGGTCATCACGTCGCGCAGCTGCTGCACGAACGTCCTGACCACCCAGCGCTGCTCGTCCTCCAGGAGCGGCGGGTCGTCGAGCGTGTCCATCACGTGGTGCTGAAGGATCTGCCCGAAGCGCCCGGAGCCGCAGTGCTCGACGGCGAGCACGTCGCTCAGCTGGTAGACCTTGGTCGACGCGTCCTCGCGCTTGATCCACTGCGTCGAGCCCTGGGCGTCGCCGGCGATGAGCACGCCCTTCTTGCCGACGATGCCGACGATGCAGGTCACGCGAGGCACCCCTTCTGGCACCCGCGGATGATGCACAGTTCTGGTGTGGTGCACGGGACCGTGTTCGGCTCACAGTCTAGCGGCCCTGCCTGCCACTCGCGAACTGGGCAGATGCCGCCATGCTGGAGCTCGGCGAGCCCCTCCGGGTCGTCCATCTGGTTGGAGATGCCGTCGATGTCAATGACGATGAGCTTGCGGCCGCCGGCGATCGCGTTGGCCAGCCACTCTGGGACAGGTCGCGGTTCGCAGTACATGCCACTCGCGGGCCTGGCGTCGAGGGCCTCGACCCAGCGGCCCGCGACGGCCATCACCTGCACGAGCTCCTCGCGCAGCTTGACGACGTCGGTCTCCGCGAAGGCCTCGTAGACCTCCTCGCGCAGGACGTGGCGCCAGGTGATCGTGCCGTCGGCCGCGGCCCTGTCGCAGGCCATGCGGTGAGAGCCGGCCAGGTGCGACCAGTACTCGTGCGTGCCGTCGGGGTAGCCGTCGGTCTCAGGGTGCTTCGCGTTCTGGCGGGCGCGCTCCGCGATGAAGTCGTTGACGACGCGCGTCGTGCCGTTCAGGAATGATCCGCTGCCGTGCGCCATCTACTTCCTCCCGTGTAGTGCGCAGGACGGGTCCCACGCGTGCTTGCGACACGTGCACTTCTCGTCCTCGATCGCAGCCTCGAACGCCTCGATGGGCGCGAGCACGACCTCGCGAACGATCCTGCCGATGAGCCGTCCGAGCATGGGAGAGACCCTCTCGCTACAGCGAGAAGGTCTTGCTCCCGGACAGGATCACGTTGTGCTGCTGGGTCGCGGGCGGCGTGTTGTCGACCTTATGGTCGCGCGCAGCCGCGTCTCCCCACTTCTCGGCGGCCTTGCGGTCGCTGAGGCCCTCTGTCGCGTCGACGGTCACGCCGTCGAAGAGCAGGAACGCGCTGACGTTGCCCGGCGCGCCTGAGTACGTGAGACGGTAGTGCATCATGCCTCCTTCGTGTACTTGGACAGGACGTTGTCGTACAGGAGCTCGCTGGTGGTCACGTACCCACTCGGCAGCTCGCCCCTCAAAAGCTTGGCCGCGCGCTCCCTTATCTCCGGCCACGTGTCGCCGACGCGGCCGACTCCCCACGGGCGCACTGCAGGCTCGAAGTCCGCGGCGTACTGTAGCTCGCCGGCGCGCTCCCAGTGCTGCTCGTACAGGTGGAGGCTGTTCGCGGTGTGCACGTACTTGCCGACGTCCGCGCCTAGCGCGTTCGCGAGCGAGCACTGCACCTGCGCGAACTGGAAGAGGTCGTACGGGAGGCCGTGCCACGCGTCGTTCGACCGCATGTGCACGGCCATGTGCAGCTCGCGCGGTGCGCGGTTCGGGTCGCTGGGCGAGTCGCGCAGGAGGAACTGGAGCCCGATCGTGCACAGGTTGCTGGCCTGCCCGGCCGTCATGTCGTCAGCGTGCCAGATGAGCGCGACGGCCTGGCGACAGTCCGGGTCCCCCTGGAGCTTGTCGACGATCGTGCCGAGCTGGTCTGACTCGCCGAGGCGCTCGCCGTAGGTCGGCACGTCGTCCGCCCACCTGGAGCTCGGCTTGGGGAAGCCGCTCGAGATGTCGGCCATCAGGCCGGGGGCGCTCACGCCGCTGATGCACTGCAGCGCCTCGCCGTAGCCGATCGCCGGCAGCAGCCCCTTGCGGCCGATCCCGTCAGCGACCGTGTCGGTCGGGCTGTCGATCGTGATGCGCGCGAACAGGATCTCCTTCGTGCGCTTCCCGCGTGGCGCCGTCTCGACGCCGTCCTCGAGGATCGCGCTGCAGGCCTGGAGCACTGCCTGGCGTCCGCTCCCCGCTCGTATGTCGCAGCCGAAGGCTTCTGATCTCATGGCCGCAAGAGTGCCGGCGCCCACTCCCCGGAAGGACACGACCGCGCAATCTCAGAGGGGACGGGGACTGGGGCCCACACTCCCCACCGCGCACCGCTTGTCTAACTCCGCCAATCTAGCTCGCGGCGACTACGGACTGATTCCAGCGCGGTTGTCCCCTCGCCTCACCTCACGCCGTTGAGCCGGACTCACGCTCCGTTCGGCAGCCGCTCGTGTGGGACGTGGCGCCAGGTAGAATGCTGGCGCCCGCCCACTTTCGGAATACGCCTTGCAAACCGTGGCGGGCGGGCGAGACTCGACGTACGATCAGCATGTAACCAACCGAAGGGAGCACCATGACCACCGCAGCTAAGACGGAAGGCAAGGCGCCGGCGAAGGCGAAGAAGGTCTCCGCCCCCAAGCCCGAGAACAGCGGCCTCATCGCCAAGTTCACGAGCGCCGGCACGCAGTACACGATCGTGCGCCTGACGCGCGACGTGGGCGACAAGCTCAAGGCCGGCCAGCGGTACGACGTCAAGAAGTCGGACGCCGGCGTCATCACCCTCACCCCCGCGAAGGGCGCGTAGGCGGTAGGGCGCTCGCAGCGGGGTTCGCGGATGTGTCGTGCGTAGCGATCCATGTCCGGGGAACCCCGCTGCGAGCGCCCCTCCGCGTGCACCAACCCCCCCACGGAGAGAGGTCAACCATGTTCCAAGTAGGCGAGGTAGTCAACGTCATGACACTTGACGGCACGATCCTCCGCGGTCGCGTGTTCGTCGCGTACCACGGCCAGGCCGGAGAGCCGGTCGTGCTCAGGAGGGTGCACGGGCGCGCTCTCGACCGCGTGTGGATGATCGTGCCGGCGAGCAACGTCTCGAGAGTCGAGCTCACGAAATGAGCATCCAGGAGTTCGTCAGGGACTACGTCATGCGCAACCCGCACGCCAGCAACGAGGAGATCGCGGCCGCGTGCCGGCGCGCGATCCCGGGCTCGTCGACGACGGCGCAGTCCGTGTCGTCGATCAAGTCGCGCCTGAAGGCCGACGGGCGCGAGGCGCTCCCGTGGGTCGGCGAGGTCGAGGCCGAGACCGACGAGACGGTCGAGGAGGCGGCGCGCAGGATCTCGGTCAGGTACGGGGCCCTGGAGCGCATGACCCTGCGACTCGCGCTCGGGCAGATGCCGTCGCTGATCGTGTCAGGCCCCCCCGGCCTCGGCAAGTCGTGGACGATGAGGCAGGCGCTCACGGCCGCGGAGACTGAGCCCGCGTTCGACGGCAGGGTCGTGCAGTGGATCGGCGGCGCCTCGAGCGCGGTCGGCCTCTACAAGGCGCTGTGGGACTGCCACAACGGCGGGATCATCGTGCTCGACGACTGCGACGACGTCTTCCGCGACGAGGTGAGCCTCAACCTCCTCAAGGTCGCGCTCGACTCGTCGCCGCAGCGGCTCGTGTCGTGGCGCCGCGAGGCCCCGTGGATGGGCGACGACATCCCCGACGTGTTCGACTTCCAGGGGCACGTGTGCTTCATCACGAACATCGACTTCGAGGCCGCGATCGACACGGGGCGCGCGAGCGCGGAGCACTTCAAGGCCCTCATAGACCGCTCCATGTACCTTTGCCTCACCTTGCGGACGCGCCGCGACTTCATGATCCGCATCCGCGACGTGGCCGCCGGCCCGGGCGGGATGCTGGTGCAGTCGTTCGGCCTCGACGTCGCGCAGAGCGAGGAGGTGCTCGCGTTCGTCGAGGACAACAAGGAGCGCTTCTACAACCTGAGCCTCCGCCTCTGCGGGCAGATCGCAATCTGCATGCGCGCCGACCCGGACGGCTGGCGCGAGGACATAGAGGCCACCAAGATGCGGACGCTGTCGTGAGCTTCAGGCACCTCCAGCACGACGCGACCGGCACTGTCAAGTGCAGCAAGTGCTGGGCGGACGACCTCCACAAGACGGCCAGCGGCGAGTACGTCGGCGACGAGGCCGTGCGCTTCGAAGACCTCACCCTCATGGACGAGGGCGAGCCAATCCAGTGCGACGACTGCCTCGAGCAGAACGCCGCCTATGACGAGATCGGAGAAGAGCTATGAGCGGTTATCACTTGACGGTAATCACGTGGAGCGGCAGCGGCGTGCAGTTCAGGCAGGCGGAGACGTACAGCGCGAGCGTGATCGGCGACGTGCCCCAGATGGGCGAGATCCTGACCGTGCACCCGGACGGCAAGCCGTCGGAGAGGTCGTTCACGTGCGACGTCACCGGCGTGCAGCGCGTCATCATGGGCGACCCCGTGCGCCCGGAGATCTACCACATGGCGGCGAGCGTGCACGTGACCGGGAAGATCAATGGTGCGCTTCCATGGTGACCGGCGAGCGGCTGCTCATCCAGACAATCAGGCGCCAGATCTCGCGCGCAGGGCGCGGGCTGCCGGTGACGTTCACCAGGACGCACGTGCGAGCGATCGAGAGGGCGACGTCGATGGCGCGCACGCTCGCGGAGATGCTCAGGAACGCTTGACGTTTACAACCTCCCCGGGTCGGCGTATGATCCGCCGGTACCCAACCGAAGGAGGCTGGTGTTGTGGAGCGCTACGCGCTCGTTACGATCGAGGGCCAGAACGAGGAGAAGCTCGTCGGGCCCTTCCACAGCGAGGACGCCGTGAAGGCGTTCGAGAGCAAGCTCCAGGGGTCGATCAGCGGCATCCGCACGTGGGAGCCGGTGACGACGCAGGAGCTAGAGCGCCTCGTAACCGCCTAGCGGGGACGCGCTAGCTGGCGGATTGGCGGGCGGTGCCGCAGGTTCACGTGGTGCCGCTCGCTTCCCGCCGGGTACGGGCGGAAGGCCTGGACTCCGCGCTTCGCGAGGTGCCAGATGAAGGAGTCCACGTGCGCGTCGTCTATGTCCATGCCGCACTGCCACCACTGGAGGTCGCTGCCGGCCGGCCACAGGATCTTGCTGTAGGCGACGCCGTCGGACTTGAGCTCGTGCGTCGACGTGCCGGGGCGGTTCGCGGGGTTGAACCCAGGCCTGTGGAGCACGTAGCCGCGGAAGAGCTCTGCCTGCGACGACTTGCCGAGCCGGTGCAGGAGCTTCAGGCCGGCTGGGTCCTGCCCCCTGTAGCACGACTCCAGCGTCGCGCCGCTGTCGTGGAGCGAGTGCGCGATCGTCCTGGCGAGCAGCAGCGGGACCGGGCATCCGTGGAGCGCGACGAACCTCATGCCTTGCGCCAAGCCAATGCGGCCACCCACTGCGCCTCGCGCGAGGGATAGTCTCGAATGTGAAAGGTCACCGGCAGACCCTCTGCCACTTGGCGAGCTTGATCGCGACCTCCCTGGCGTAGCGGTCTGCGGCCGGCCCGGACCCGTTGTAGGCCTTCACGCCGAGCGTCATGCCGTAGCGGCGCACGTTGTAGGCCAGCGTCTCGACCCCGACCCTGATGTTGAAGCGCGGCACCCAGCACCCGCCGTATGAGTCGGCCTTGTCCTGGGTAGACCACCACGTGAGCTGCAGCGGGCCCACGCCCTGCATGCGCGTCGTGCCGCGCTGCGTCTTGTAGGCGCGGTACGAGGTCATGGTCACGACGGATCCCCAATGCTTGTCGTTGTTGCGGTCGTAGCCACCCACGAAGATGGTCGGGTCGTGTCCCCAGACGTTGTGCCCACCCCCGGTCTCCTGGTCCAGCACGGCGCACACCAGGGGATAGGGGACCCCGGCGCGCCTGGCCTCCTGCCAGGCCACCAGCGGGTTGACTATGCCGGCCGCGCGCGCGCGCCTGATGCGCGCTAGGTCCTTGGGTCCTGGGACGGGGAGCATGTGGCTAGCACCATGTCCGCGCCTTCCCTCGGGTGCCGGCGCGACTCACACCTGCTTCCCCCTCCCCATGCTGCACGCGGCGAGCACTAGCGTGCGCGGCGCGGTAGCGTGCGCGTGGATACGCGCGGCCGCCAGCCCGCGGCGTCGTCGCTGCTGCGTACAGCGAAGCGCGCGCGCTGCTGCTAGCGACGTGCTGCCTCGCGACACGCGACGGCGCGACCACGCGAGCGCGAGCACGCAGCACGCGCGACGTCACCGCGCCGGGTGGGGTAGGCAAATGCGACAAGTTCTCCGCTTGGCGTGCTCCGGCCCACTTGACGCAGCCTGCAAAAGGGCTTAGGCGGTTGCCCAGCGCGCGCTAAGCGAACGTGTCGAAGACGACGTCGCGCGCTGTGAGTGGCGGCATGACGCACGTCGCAGCGCGCAGGTAGAGCGCAACGTCGCGCCAGTACACGCTGACGCCGTTCGCGTCGCGAGTCTCGCCAAGCGCGCAGGCCTGCGGGTACGTGAACCCCATCTCCACGTAGTGCTCGATCCTCCAGCCCTGGGGGTCAGTCCCCATGGCGCGAGCACCCCGGCCTGTGTCGCCGGCGGCCGCCGCACTCCATGCACGTGATCCATCCGGAGCCCCCGGGGCTGAAGTCAGCCATGAGACGCCACATGACGAAGAGCACGGCCACGTAAAAGGGCGTCGAGGTGTGGAGCAGCCAGGCCGGTGCCATGGCAAAGCTTAGCATGGAGCCCGCCGGCTAAGGCTTGACGGTGAGCTCGCCGGCTAGGAAGGCGGCGTCGAGGGCCGCCGCGGTCGGGTACTTGACGCGGATCAGGGAGCAGAAGTCCGCCCGCGACCACAGCGACCTGACCTCGGCCGGAGCGCGCCTTGGCCGGGCAGCCGGCACGTGGTCCGCCCACCTCGCGGCGGCGCCTAGGCGGCCCTTCTCGGAGGCCGACATGGTCACGGAAGTGCCGGCGAGAGCTCGCGTCCTCTTGACCTTTGACCCCCACTCAGGAGGCCTCACGGGCTTCCCGAGCTCGAGCCGCCGGCAGCGCTTGTAGTCTCGCTGGTAGGTGCGGTTCGCCTCGGTGCCGCTGGCGGCCGCCGACTGCCGGCGCCACCTCTCGCGGCAGGCCTCCGCGTAGGCTGGGTCGGAGGCCATGCGCTCCTTGTGGCGCTTGGCGTCGTTAGCGCGCTCCCTGGCGCGGTAGGCCGGGTCGAGCCTCTTCCTGCGCTTCTGCTCGCGGTGGTACTCGGTGCGCGTCAAGCTGCCATCCGGCGGCCGGTGCGCTCGCGGCCCTCGAGCTCGTAGCCCTCGTCATCTACGGTCGAGACGACGAGCGAAGCCATGCGATCGCCCTTCCTGAGGACGACCGAGCCTCGCGTCGTGGATCCGTAGGCCTTCTCCCAGCCGGCGGCTAGAGCGCGCTCGAGCTCCTCCTTGAGCGCCGCGACGGCCGCGCCCCTGGACGGGAACGGGCGGGCTGGCTTGTCCGTGCGCTGGAGCCATGACGTGTTCTTGGCCACGACGACGACTCTGCCGGCGCGTGCCTGAGCTCCTGGGAGTAGCGGGTGCGGCTCATCCGTACGGCTTCCAGCGGTATTCGACGTCGACCTTGCTCGCGTCGGCGTAGCGCGGGCATTCGGCGCGCAGGCACCACTGGTACGTCGTGACCTTGACGCGCCACTGCTCGTGGTCGACCATGGTGCCGAAGCCCCAGCGGTGCACGCCGATCCAGCACAGCACGCGCCCGATCACTCGCCCTCGATCCTGAACGCGACGACGTGGCGCGTGACTAGCGTCCATGGCGGCCGGTCGCACTCGATCGTCGGTCGCTTCCAGAAGCGATCCGCGATCTCCTCCTCCGTGAGATCTCGCGGCACATCCTTCTCGTAGAGCTTGCCGTCGACCGCCCACATCGCAAGCACGAAGCCGGCCACGTCAGTCCACGACTCCGGGAATGATCGCGTCGCGGTGGACTATCACGGGGAAGAACGAGTCCGCCTCGTCGACCTTGGTGTCGGCCTCGCACCGGAAGAGCACGGCCTGGCTGCCGTACGCGGCCGCGACCTCCGTGTCGATCCCGGTCGCCGCGCTGATTACGACAGCCGCGTACAGCGCGGAGCCGATCTCCGTCGGTGCGGAGCTGAGCATGCGTCCGCTCGCCGCCTCTCTTACGCTGTGCATCGCGTTTCCCTTTGTTGAGAATATCGACTCGTGCATCGCGCTTCCCTTCGTGGAAGGCGGCCCCGCCCCTGCCGTGCGCCGTGGCGTCGGAACTGGGGGCGGGGCCTGGGGAGGAACCCTAGCGCCAGACGGCGTAGAGGTTGAGCGGGATCGCGTAGTACGCCCTGAAGGCCGCGACCCACGCCGGCGACATCAGCGTGTCGTCGGAGCCGTTGAGCGCGTACCCCGTATCGATACGCGATGCGCCGGGGTTGCACGCGAGGTGGTACGCGCCGATGTTGTCGCCGCTCGGGTCGTTGCCCGGGACTGCGACCGGCAGGAACACGCGCCCCGTGCCCCAGAGGTCGACCGCCATGCCGAAGTCGAACACGGCCGGGGTCGTCTCGACGCCGAAGCGCGAGTAGCACAGGAATGTCTGGGCCGGGCCTGACTGCACGAGCTCGGTCGGCGGCGGCACGACCGGGTTGTCTCCGCCGCCGCCGCCGTTGTCGCCGCCGCCGCCGTTGTCGCCTCCGCCGCCGTTGTCGAGCGAGGCCTCGCAAAGCGCCTTCGTCTCGAACGGGCCGGCGAGGCCGTTGTTGCCCTTGTCGCACACGATCGAGCCGTTGCCGCTCAGGTGCGTGTACCACTGCTGCGGGGCGGGCTTGGCCGCCGACGCCTGGCCGGCGAGCGCGAGAGCCGCGACCGCCGCGATGAGGAACCTCTTCATTGCTGCCACCTTCCTTCCTGTCGTGTTGCGTTGCAAACTCATACGACCGCGCCGTCGCGCAGGCAGACGCCCATCGCGATCTCGACCGTGTTGATCCCGTACCAGTCCTCGAGCGAGGCCGCGAACGGCTTGCCGGCGTAGCGGCCCAGGTCGGTCTCCTCCGCCCACTGCTTGGCGCTGGAGCCGTACTCCACGAGGTGGCGCTCGAAGCCGGCGACGACGTGGGCGCGAGCGCTGGACTTGCTCATGTGCGCGGCCACGAACTCGAAGTGCTCGGTCTTGAGCGTGGCGAGGATCATGACGCCTTCTTCGCGTCGATGATCTTGACGAGGGACGCGAGCGCGGCGGCGTGGCCGTACGCCTTCCACGGCGTCCAGGACGGGTCGAGCATGGGGCTCGGCTTGCCGGTCGTGTCGAGGGCGGCCATTTTACGCACCCGCCGCCGAGCGCAGGATGTTCCCGCGCTCGATCCAGTAGGCGAGGTCAACGCCGGTGGTGACGAGGTTGGCGATCACGCCGTCGACCCGCGTCGCCTCCGCGCGCAGGGCGGGCGTGCTGCCGGCGGCGAACTCGCCACTGGCGATCGCCTCTCGGAGCGCGTCGTTGTCGTATTCGTCGAGGTACATGCTAGACGCCCCAGACCTTCAGGACGGCCTCTTCGATCGTGCAGCCGGTCTCGCTCGCGATCGTCTTCGCGAGCTCCAAGCGCTTCGCGCGATCCGCTGCGAGCTGTGCTGCCGCGGAACCGAGCTTCGTGGTGGGATCCTGGACTGCCTCTCCGTACGTCATCTTGGGGCTCCTAGTTCGTGGGGGTCTTCGTACTCTCTAAGTATAGGCCGCCTCGGGGCGGAACGCCACCATTTGAAAGTCATGTTGTGAAGTACACCCAAAAGGGTTAGTCCGGATCCCAGCCCCCCACTAGGACTAGGATCCGGACCTGGGGAAGAGGCCGGGACCGGGAGGAAGCTGCGGCCCACCTCCGATCTCGACCACCTGGTTATAGGCCGGTTCGGAGGGGTTGTAAACCCCCGAGCCTCGCACACGTATACCCTTTGGTGAACTGGTGAACTGGTGAACCAAGCGTTTTCACTAGGTTCACCAGTTCACCAGTTCACTGATTCGGGAGCCCCCACGCGTGACCCGCGCGTAACGCGCGCGGCGATGGGGCCTGGGAGGCCGCGCCGACAAGCTCTCGGCGTGGACCTCTTCGAGGAGCTCGACCTGGCGCCCCAAGACGCGATGATCTCGCGCCGGCCGCCGTCCCGCGCGCAGCGCGACGCGATCGCCAAGAAGCAGAGGGAGGCCAAGCTGCGGATGGACGAGGCCGACCTCCCGCGCAACGTGGACTGCGGGCCGTGCCTCGGTGCCGGGTGCCCCACCGTCCTCGACGCGGTCGGCCCGCACTGCCTCATGTGCGAGGCCGCGCTCGGGCGGGCGCGGGCAACCTGATCGACGCGGCCGCTGAAGACAGCGAGGCCCGGCCGCCTCAGATCCACTCGCTGCAAGACAAGGAGGTTTCATTGGCAAGAGAGACCGCTGCCGAGAAGAAGGCACGCATCGCCAAGGAGGAGGCCAAGGCCAAGCGCGACGCGGCCAAGACGACGGTCGCACCCGTCGCGTCTGAGGAGACCGACCTCTTCGACAAGCTCGACCAGGAGCCGGCGAGCAGCTGGGTCCCGGAGGACGGCGACAAGCTCGTCGGCACCGTGACGTCGATCGGCTCGTGGACCGGCGACTACGGCACATCGACGACCGTCACCATCGAGGTCGAGAAGGGGAGCACCGAGGAGGGCGAGCAGATCGACGCCGGCGAGCTGAGGACGTTCTACGCCTCCAGCACCGCCGCCGCCTCGCAGCTCGAGCGCGCGAACCCGTCCGTCGGGGACCGCATCGGCGTCGCGTACAAGGGGAAGGCGACCGGCAAGTCCGGCCGCGAGTACCACGACTACCGCGTCGCGGTCGACCGCAAGGTCCCGCTCGCGGCAGCCGCGGCGATCGCCCCCCGTGAGCCCGCGGGAGATGAGCCGGCCGCCGAGGCCGAGCCGCTGGGCGACGACTGGTAGGAGCGTGCTGAGCGAGCGACAGCAACGTCGCCTGCTCGTTGAGGCGTTCAAGGATCGGCCGTGCGAGAAGTGCGGCCGATCCTTTCCGCCGTTCTGCATGGATGCGCACCATGCGCGTGGCATCAAGCTGTTCGACATTAGCGAGGCATGGCCAGGACGAGGTAGCTCCGCAACGTCAAGGTCGCTTAGCAACTATCTTGGACGCAAGCCAACCGCGCTAGACACCGAGCTGGAGCTCGCGAAGTGTGACCTTCTATGCGCCTGCTGCCACCGCATCGTGCAGGTCGAGGAGCGGGTGCTGGCAAAGTCGGCGAGCTGATGGATCCACGCGCAGAAGCCCAGGAGCTCGCAAGGCTGTGGGCGGATCTTGACTTTGCCGTCTGGTGGACGGACACCAAGGAGGGCGTCGGCGCGAAGCAGTGCAGCAAGACGTCCTGGAAGAAGGCACAGCGGATAGCCGAGCTCGAGCTCGACGCTGCCGCAGGGATGATCGCGCACCGCATCGCGAAGAAGAACCCGATCCTCGTCGCCAGCCTCTCCAACCTGATCCTGATTGACTGCGATAGCGCGGAGGACGTCGCGCTCTTCAAGTCTTTCGCCCCGCCCAAGACGCGTAGTGTCGCCACGTCGCAGGGGCGGCACTTCTACTACAGGCCAGACGCCGACGACCTCCCCGGTGGGATCTACTTCGAGGCCGGCATCATCACACCAAAGAGCGACTGCTACCTCGTCATGCCGCCCGCGATCCATCCGTCCGGTCGCGTCTACGCTTTCGAGAATGAAAACGAAATCGCCGTCCTGCCTTCGGCAGTCCGGAGGGCCATGTTCGCAGCCGCAGGCGTCCAGGCCCAGGAGACCGACGAGCGCTTGGAGGATGACGACGAGGTGGTCGAGAAGGGGGCCCGTCACGGATGGCTAGCCCGCAAGGTCGGCAAGCTCGCCAACGCCGCCGTGAGCGAGGCCCGTCTCGTCGAGGATGCGCTCGCGTTGAACCAGCAGTGCAACCCGCCCAAGCCGGAGGCCGAGGTGAAGCGCATGGCCAAGGACTTCTGGAGGCGGCGGAAGAGCCCCATCGACACTGCATTCCTCGAGGAGGACGAGTCCCGCAAGGACGTCGATGAGGCGCCCCGGCCGAAGCACAACTACGACGCCGACGACGTTCGCGTGTCCGACGCTAAGTCCCGTCACGTGCCGTGGCTCGACAAGCCGTTCATCCAGGGCGCCGCATTCCAGATACTCGCGGCCAAGGGCTCGACAGGCAAGGGGCTGTGGACCGCGATGCTCGCGATGCAGATCACCCTCGGCCTCCTGCCAGGGCAGTCGGAGCCAGGCAACGTCGCATTCATCACGTCGGAGGACACGGTCGCGCAGGACGTGAAGCCGCGTCTGCAGGTCGCTGGCGCCGACATGGACAGGTGCTTCGTCCTCCTGCGCGACTTCAGCATGCCGACAGACGAGGACTGGCTGCGCGGATACATCGCGCACCGCAACCTCGCCGCCGTCATCATCGACCCTGTCTCCAACCACATCGGCGGTGTGGACGGCAATGACGAGGCTGCGATCAGGCATGCGCTCAAGGGTCTGAACATCGTCGCCGACGAGCTAAACTGCCTCATCCTTGGAGTGCGCCACATGCGCAAGGACGCAGAAAGCGGCGCCCTCGCTGGCGTCCTGGGCTCGACCGCGTGGGTCGACCTCCCGCGCCAGGTGACAGTCGCTGTGCGCGACCCGGAGGACCCGTCGATCGTGCACATGGACGTGCTCAAGCAGAACCGCGCCAAGATGGGTGAGTCGGGGCGTGCGTATCAGATCGACGGCGTGGACATAGTGCTCGATGACGGTGTGACGGACAACATCGGGCGCATGACGCTCGCCGTCGACGTCGAGTTCCGCGACCTGGACTCCATCGTCGGCAGGCGCAAGAACACGCAGAAGGACGCGATCCGCGCCGCCATCATCGCCACGCTCGAGGCCAACAACGGCGAGATGTTCGTCGACGAGCTCGACTCCAACGTGTCGGCCCGCATCGGCGCGCCGCAGGGGTCCGTCAGGAACGTGCGCTCCGCGATGACGGTCGAGTACAAGCACTCGCCGACTGAGAACTGCCCGCTGGAGAAGATCGTGCCGTCGCAGACGACTGAGGACAAGAGGCGGCGCGTGAAGCTCGGCTTCGTCGCGATGAGGGAGGAGCAGCCGAATGTCGAAGACTTCTGAGTGCGAGACATGCCTTGGCGTGAACGCCGAGTGCGTCGATTGCGGTGGCTCGCCCATGGCTGATGACGTCGAGATATGGAAGCACGCCGGCGAGGGCAAGTGCGCCGGATGCGAGCGCGTGGTCAGGAACAGGTGGTCGAAGGGCCGCGGCGCAGCGTGCCTACCGTGCCTGTGGACAGCATGGGGCAAGCACGCGCAGGGTGAGACGCCATGAAGGAAGCATGCGACAAGTTTCGGCAGACCGCCTGCACTGCCGTGCCGCCGTGCGACGACTGCAGGGGCTGGTGCGTGTGCGGGTTCACGTACGCCGACCACTTCCGCGGGTTCGGCTCAAACGTGCAGCAGCTAAGCGGCAGGGTCAAGAGGGTCCCGAGGGCCTGACATGGCGCCGGCCCCCAACGGCAAGCTGACGAAGGCCAACCACGCCGTGCTCGTGAAGGCGATCCGCAAGGGCGCCTACCGCGGCCAGGCCGCCGCGCTCGCTCGCGTGAGCCGCAGGTCGCTCAACCGCTGGCTCCAGGAGGGCGGCGACGAGAGCGACCGCGAGGTGCCGTTCGCGAAGGCCCGCTACCGCGCGCTCTACGAGGACGTGATGATCGCGGAGGCGGAGTTCGAGCAGGAGTGCCTGGACGCGATCAGCGCTGCCGGCAAGGCGAGCCCGCAGAACTGGACGGCCCTAGCGTGGCGCCTCGAGCGCAAGTACCCGGAGCGCTACGGGCAGAGGCAGCAGCTTCAGATCGAGGGCGACGCTCCGCTCGTCAACATCAACGTGCTGGGCAACGGCGCCGCGCTCAGCCTCGCGAACCAGCTCCTCGAGAGCCTCGCTGCTCCGCCGCCGATGCTCGAGCTCCCGTCTGGCGACGAGATAGACGGCGAGGTCGTCGACGAGAGTGGCTGACGGCCTCGGGATAGAGGAGCTCACCGCGCTCGCCAGGTCGTCGCCGGCTGGCCTCGCGTACGTGGCGAACCTGGACACTGCGTCCGGCGTGTCCGGCTTCCAGCTGCCCGCGCACCTCTCGATGCTCAACCGCGAGATCCAGGCTGCGGCCATCGGCGAGCTCCGAGCGCAGGGCTACCGCGGGATCATCTTCACCGTCGGACCGCGCCACGGCAAGTCGTTCCTGACTTCGCAGTACACCCCTGCGTGGTTCCTCGGCTCGTTTCCTCACAAGTCCGTCGGGCTCGCCTCGTACGAGGCCGACTTCGCAGCGACGTGGGGGCGGCGCGCGCGCGAGGTGCTCGAGGAGCACGGGCCGCAATACTTTGGCGTCAAGGTCGACCCCGGGAGCCGTGCCTCGAGCTACTGGCGAGTGCGCGCGATGGCGAACCGCGAGGTCGACGCGAACGCGATCGATGTCGGCTCCATGGTCACAGCCGGCATCGGCGGCCCGCTCACGGGCCGCGGCATCCACTGCCTGATCGTCGACGACCCCGTGAAGAACGCGATCGAGGCCCACTCCAAGACTAAGCGCGAGAGCGTGTGGAGCTGGTGGACGTCGACGGCCGCGACTCGGCTGGAGCCGGACGGCTTCGCGATCATCATCATGACGAGGTGGCACGACGACGACCTCGCCGGCAGGCTGCTCCGTCGCCAGGACGAGGACGGCTGGAAGTGGAAATACGTGAACATCCCGACCCTCGCCGTCGAGGACGACCCGCTGGGTCGCGCGCCGGGCGAGGCGCTGTGGCCGGCGCGCTACCCCGCGACTGAGCTGCACGCGATCCGCGCGGGCCTCGGCTCGTACGTGTGGAACAGCCTCTACCAGGGCAAGCCGTCAGGGCAGACCGGCGGCTACTTCGACGCGGACTGGCTCAAGGTCGTTGACGCGCCGCTGGACGGCGCAGTGAAGGGCGCCGTCCGCTACTGGGACCTCGCCGGCACCGAGCAGGACGGCGACTACCTGGCCGGCGTGAGGATGGAGCGCATGGCGAACGACAAGTACGTCGTCACCGACGTCGTCCGCGGGCAGTTCTCGTCAGCCGGCGTGGAGGCGTCAATCTGCGACACGGCCAAGCTGGACGGCCCGGGCACCAAGATCAGGATCGCGCAGGAGCGCGGAGCGGCCGGCAAGCTGTTCGTCGACATCATCAAGCGCAAGCTGCCAGGCTTCAACGTGCGCGGCGACGTGGAGCACGGCGACAAGGGCCTGCGCGCGAGGCCGCTGTCAGCGACGGCGGAGCGCGGCGACCTGTACGTCGTGAACGGCCCATGGACGCAGAAGTACCTCGAGGAGATGGTGCAGTTCGACCACGGCGCCAACGACGACCAGGTCGACGGATCATCCGGCGGATTCAAGGCGCTCCAGCGCGGCGGGCAGGCGGTCTCCTTCTGAGGGCGCCGCGCGCTTAGGGTGGGACGCATGCTCGGGAAGGACAAGCTCACCAAGCTGATGGACAAGGCTTTCGAGACGATGGACGGCGACAGCCCGCCCGACGCCACGATCGGCGCCACGCTCCTCATCACGGAGGTGCGCCTGCGCGACGGCTCGGACACGGCGACCGCGTTCTACGTCTTCTCGTCCGACCCGAGGGGCTGGATCCAGCGGGCGCTCCTCGACGAGGCCAGGACGGCCCAGATGTTCTCGGGCGGCGAATAGTAGGATGTTGCGCAGATGAACGATCTCGAGTGGGCAGTCTCTGAGCTATCGGGCGCAAACCCGCGCCAGAAGCGCTACAAGGACTACAAGAAGTACTACGACGGGGACCACCCGCTCGCGTTCGCGACGCGCAAGTTCCGCTCGACGTTCTGGGGCATCTTCAGCCAGTTCGCGGACAACCTGTGCGCGAGCGTCGTCGACGTGCAGTCGGAGCGCCTCGAGATGGTCGGCTTCACGGCCAGCGATGCGACCACCGCGATGGACGAGGCGACAGGCGTCGTCACTGTCAGCGACAAGACCGGCGACGCTGCGTGGAACCTGTGGGAGGACGAGGACCTCCACCTGGTGGCCGACGAGGTCCACAAGGACGCGCTCCAGTACGGCGACGGCTTCACGATCACGGAGACCGACGGCTCGGTCTGGCCGCAGGAGCCGCAGCAGATGGCAGTCCGCTACTCGGAGGAGCGCCCCGGCGAGATCGAGGTCGCGGCCAAGATCTGGAAGGACCCGGGAACGGGATACATGCTCCTGAACCTCTACTACCCGCAGCGGATGATCTCGTACTCGACGACGCGCAAGCCGCAGCAGGACGGGGCGATCAGCGCGAAGATGTTCCAGCTCATCACGCAGGAGGTCCTGACTGCGATGCCAGTCTCCCACTTCCCCAACCGCGCGTATTCGTGCTACGGGCGCTCCGAGCTCAAGCCGGTGCTGCCGCTGCAGGACGCGCTCAACAAGTCGATCATCGACATGCTCGTGTCGTCCGAGTACCAGGCGTTCAGGCAGCGCTGGATCACCGGCCAGGACGTGCAGCTCGACGAGAACGGGCGCCCCAAGGCGTTCGCCGCGGCACACGGGCCCGGCGAGTTCCTCGCAATCCCGGACGCGGAGGCGACCGTCGGCGAGTTCGGGCAGGCCGACCTCAGGCCGCTGCAGGAGGTCGTGAACGACTTCCGCGGCGAGGTCGCGCGCGTCTCCGGCATCCCGCTCCACTACTTCTTCGTGTCAGGGCAGACCGCGCCATCCGGCGAGTCGCTGAAGACCTCAGAGCTGCGCTTCACGCGCAAGGGCAAGAGGCAGCAGCGGTGCTTCGGCAAGGGCTGGGAGAACGCCGTCCTCGCAGCGCTCGTCGTGACCGACGAGGCAACCCCGTCAGTGGACCTCAACGCCGTCTGGGACCCGATCACAACGCGCTCAGAGTCCGAGCAGCTCGACGTGCTCGTGAAGAAGCAGGCGCTCGGAGTCCCGAACTCTCAGCTGCAGAAGGAGGCCGGCTACGACCCCGACCAGATCAGGCAGTTCGCCGCCGAGGCCCCGCCCGACGTCCACGAGAACACTGTGATCGACGAGGCTGCGCCAGCCCCCGACGCACCGCCGGCGCTCCCGCTCCCAGCGTAAGGGGGGAGAGCGCGCGTTAGATGCGCCTCATGCACACACACGGAATGACCCAGGAGGAGCTCATCGCTGCCGGACTCCTGCGCACGGACGGCTTCCCAGTCATCCGCGGCGGAGCACCGACTGCCGAGGAGACCGCCGCCGCCGAGAAGGCCGCAGCGGACAAGGAGGCCGCGGACGCAGCGGCCGCCGAGGAGGACGAAGACGACGAGGACACGATCGAGTCGCTGAAGGCGGAGCTCGAGGAGTCCCGCAAGGATCAGGCCAAGCTCCGCCGCCAGGTCGCCGCCAACAAGGGCGCGACGACCCGCGCGAAGAAGACGCCGGCCAAGACGGCAGCGGACGAGGACGACGGTGAGGCCGCGCAGAAGCTCGAGGCCGCCGAGAAGCGCGCCGCTGAGCTCGAGTCGCGGTTCCAGAAGACGCAGGCGGAGACGATCGCCGACAAGCTCGGCTTCCTCGACGCCGAGGACGCCGTCAAGCTGCTCGACTGGGACGAGATCGGCGACCCGGATGACAAGGCTGAGGTGCGCGACGCGCTCAAGCGCCTCAAGAAGGACAAGCCGCACCTCGTCGGCGAGAAGGTCGCGCTCGGCGGCGGCAAGGGCCGAGGCGGCGAGGGCGTCAAGCGCACGATGAACGACGTGATCCGCGACGCCGCGGCCAGGCGCGGGTAAGGTCGGAGCATGAACACACTCCGCAAGTTGATCCAGAACGCGACGTTCCGGCTGGCAGCCAGGGCCGTCGTCGCGGGCGCGACCGTCATCGCGACGGCGTACCTGCACACGGGCAGCGTCACCAGGGCCATCGTCGTCGGCGCAGCCCTGGCCGCGGTCGAGGTCTTCACGCCGCTGAACTCGCTGGTCGGGCTCTTCAAGGACCTGGCCAAGCCCGCGCCTGCCACGTAGGGCAACATCGCTTGCAAGCGGTATTGCTAACCGCGTCGAAATGCCACTCGCAAAGGGTGGCATTTCGCTTTGGGCCGGCGTACATTTAGCTCAGCAAGTCACCCCCACGAACGAAGGAGTGCGCACCATGAAGAAGTCAGAGGTTGAGAAGCACCTGATCGCGGGCACCGAGGTCGCGATCGTGCAGAGCGAGAACTTCAGCCCGTACTTCGGCGTCGTCACCGCGATGCACGCCCCTCGCCGCGTTCACCACGGCAGCCGCGACTTCCGCGGTTCGATGGTCAACGACGGCGTGGAGGTCACGTTCGAGAACGGCAACAAGCAGGTCTACCCGCTCAACCAGATCAAGGACGCGCAGGAGACGCGCGAGGCGCAGCAGAACAAGCATGATCGGCGCAAGTCGCTCGAGAGCAGTGCGCAGCAGTCGCTCGAGAGGTGCAACGCCGCAGCGGCGTCGCTCAAGGCGACCATCGAGGAGAACACGGGCGAGACTCTCTCCCCGTACGCCATCGAGGTCAAGGGCAACGGCTTCTCGAACGGCAGCTACTACCAGCCCACCACGGCGTACAACGTCGTGCTGTCCGCCGGCGTCGCTGAGACCCTCGCCTCGGTGCTCGCATGAGCCCCGCCGACATCGCATCCAAGTACGCGGACAAGATCGCGAAGCTGCTCGAGAAGGCACAGAGCACGACGCCAGAGGAGGCCGAGTCTCTCGTCTCCAAGGCGCAGGAGCTCATGACCAGGTACGCGATCGACCAGGCGCTCGTCGACGAGGCCCGCGGCGCCAACTCGAAGGAGCGTGAGGAGATCATCGAGGCCATCGTCGAGTACGCCGGCACGTTCAGGATGGCGACGTGGCGCCTCGCGCACACGATCGCGAGGAAGAACGGGTGCACGACCGTGCTCAACGACGACACGAGGGCGCGCATCACGCAGCTGCACATCATCGGCTTCGAGACGGACGTGGAGCGCGTCCGCATCCTCGACGCCTCCCTGCAGATCCAGATGGCGTCCGCCCTTAACACGTGGTGGAAGGCAGACGACGCGCTCGGGCTGCTCGACCGCAACAGCAAGTTCGCGGCCCGCAGGCAGTTCATGTTCTCCTTCACGCAGGGCGTGAGCGAGCGCCTCAAGGTCGCCGTCGCGGCCGGCGAGACAGCAGCGACGAAGGAGCACGGCACTAGCGTCGCCCTAGTCCTGAGGTCGCGCAAGGACCGCGTGCAGGATTGGATGGACCAGGAGTACGGCAACACGCTGCGCTCCGTCAAGCGCAACTACAAGAGCGGCACCGCGGGATCGCACGCCGCCGGCTACGCGGCCGGCCAACGCGCGGACGTCGGGCAGCCGCGCTTCGACAAGCGGAAGGAGCTCGGGTCATGAGCGAGCGCACCTGCCAGCAGTTCGAGCTCTACGCCTCGGAGGGGACCGTCCCGATCGGGATCGAGTTCGAGACGGTCGACGAGGCGCAGAACTTCGTCGACGCGATGCGCGAGACCGCGGTTTGGCGGCGCCAGTACGCCAACGTCCTGCGCATCGAGGCCTGCTGGCGCGACGCCGGCGACTCGTCGGTCGGAGCGTGGTACCCTGACGTGGCCGCCGGCGTCGTCGAGATGCTCCCGGCGCACAGGAACGAGCTCACGCTCTGCCACGAGGTCGCGCACGTCCTCGCGTCCGCCAGGTACGGGAGCCACTCGCACGACCCCTGGTTCGCGAGGACGTACCTCGAGCTCGTGCACGCGATGATGGGCCCGGACGCCTACCTGGCGCTGTACGAGGCCTTCGAGGCGCACGGGATCGACCACACGCACGACAGCTCGACGCCTGCCGGCACGGAGCTCTGAGGGACGGGTGCGGTCACACTTCTGTGTGTGAAGAGCGACTCGCACATGCCTCCGCAGACGGCAGCGCGCCTCGGCAATACGCTGACTCATGGCGCGCGGTATGTCGACCCGCTGCTCCTGTCTATCGACGACATAGACATGCGCGACATCGCACACTCGCTGTCTAACATTTGCCGGTGGAACGGCCACGGGCGCTTCTTCTCAGTCGCACAGCATTCCGTGCTCTGCTCAGAGGTCGCACGTAGCCACAAGTTCGAGCTCCTCCTTCACGACTCGTCTGAGACGTACATCTGTGACCTTTCAAGCGCGATCAAGCACGGTTCGCCGCTCGGTGAGCTCTATCGCGAGATCGAGGCCGGCGTCGAGGCGATCATTGAGGCTAAGTTCAACCTCACGCCGGGCGCATTCAAGCTCCCAGCCGTCAAGGCTGTAGATGACCAGCTGCTGCACGCAGAAGCGTTCCACTTGTTCGCTGAGCCGTACTGGTGGGCCGACCCGACGCCAGCACTTCGCGAGATGCGCATCGAGTCGTGGTTACCAGAGGAGGCAGAGGCGCGCTTCCTCAGCCGCTTCGACGAGCTACATGCCGGCCGGGCGAGCGCCGGCAACATTTGAAACATGGATGTACTCGATGAAGCACGCACTTTGGTCTGCGGCCCGCGCCGTCACCACTACGGCGATCCGCGCAGTAACTTCCAGAACATCGCTGCCATGTGGAATGCGTACATGGCCAACAAGCCAGAAGACTGGGACGGCCAGCTCAATGCGTACGACGTCTCGCAGCTCATGATCCTCCTCAAGATCTCCCGCGGCGCACGCGGCTACCATCGCGACTCTGTTGTCGACACGTGCGGCTACGCGGTCCTGGCAGAAGTCATCTGCGACGATGAGGCGTACGAGATCTACAGACTCCCTGTCGAGGAATAGCACTTGCAAACGGTGGCGGATCCCCCTTCCACGACGTAAGATTCGAGGGAGAAGTTCCCCCACGAAGGAAAGGAAACGTCATGTACGAACTGATTGACAAGCAGCCGCACGAGAGCGACGTCACGCTCCTCGCGCAGGCTGAGACCATCGCGGAGGCCCGCTACGCTGCCCGCACGATGGCCGACGAGGGCACACCGTGCCCCATTTACATCACGCTCGACGACGTCGTGCGCGAGACGCTCGTCGATGGCCCGCACGGGCGCATGATCCAGACTGGCGACCACAACAGGCTCCTGCGATGAGCTCCACCACGGCCATCTTCCACATGCGCGACGTCAACGTTGGCGACTCGCTCGTGCCCTGGGGCGACGAGATCCCCTCGTGCGTCGTCACGAAGAAGGACGAGCGCGCCAAGGAGATCGAGGTCGAGTTCCTCCGCGACGACGCAGCAACGCAGCGTCGCAAGGGCGAGCGCGACGTGTTCCCCTGGGACAGCAAGCGCTCGCGCGGCTACAACAAGGTCAAGGTCGTCGTCGAGGAATACGAGATTGGCGACGACGTAAGGCGGACCTCATGAGCGAGCCAGCCGTCCTCGTGGAGCGTCGCTCCGCGCTCCGGTCGCGCATGGACGAGATCGAGGTCGCCATCCAGACGACGACGGCGGCGCGCGAGCGGCTGCGTGACGACGACGAGGACGAGCACGTTCGCCTCTCGTTCAGGCTCGGGGAGCTCCTGCAGGCTGCGGCCCGCCAGAGCGACCTGCTCCGCGACCTGGAGCGCCCGTCCATGGTGCTCATGTACGAGAACGAGGAGCGCGCCGCCGTGCAGAGGTCGATCCGCGAGACGCCGGAGGGGCATGTCGTGGTCGTCCCGGACGCCCCGGCCGGCCTGGAGTCGAAGTCGCGTGAGGAGATCATCCACGTGCTGCGATCGAAGCAGAAGTGCACGTGGCAGCAGATCGTCGACTTCCTCGTCTCCAACGGCGTGCCGACCGCCAAGGGCGGGAAGTGGACGACGTCAGGCGTGTACCAGATGCACAAGAAGGGCTTCCGCACCACGGACTGACGCGCGCTCACGGGGGGCTGCGGCTAATATCCCCGCCATGAGCTACAACGAGACGATCGACAGGACGGGCGCGGAAGCGCTCATCCCGGAGGAGTTCAGCAACGACGTGATCTCGGCAGCGACCGAGGCCTCGGCGGCCCTGAACCTCTTCCCGCGGGTGACCATGTCTTCCAAGACTCGTCGCCTGCCGGTTCTCGCAGCCCTCCCGGTCGCGTACTGGGTCGACGGCGACACCGGCTACAAGCAGACCACGAAGGCCGAGTGGGAGAAGAAGATCCTCACAGCTGAGGAGCTCGCCACGATCGTCCCGATCCCGGAGGCCGTGCTCGACGATGCGGACTTCGACATCTGGGGCGACCTCAAGCCTCGCATCGCGGAAGCGATCGGGCGCCTCGTCGACTCCGCGGTGCTCTTCGGCACCGACAAGCCGGCGTCCTTCGGGCAGGACCTGTACCACGGCGCGGAAGGCGCCGACAACGTCGCGTACCTCGGGACCAACTCCCAGGGCGACGGCGGCGTTGCGCAAGACCTGAACGACGTGATGGCGCTGGTCGAGGCCGACGGCTTCGACGTGAACGGCTTCATCGCGCCCCGCACGTTCCGCGCCATCCTTCGTGGCGCACGCGACACGCTCGGGCAGAAGCTGCTCGACGTCTCGCAGAACGAGATCGAGGGGCAGCCGCTGCGGTACGTGGCGTCTGGCCTGTGGGACAACGCCGACCTCTTCGCCGGCGACTTCACGAAGGGCGTCCTCGGCGTCCGCCGCGACATCAGCTACAAGATGCTCACGGAGGCCGTCATTCAGGACCCCGCCACGGGTGACATCGTGTACAACCTCGCACAGCAGGACATGGTCGCACTTCGCGTGACCTTCCGCTGCGCCTGGCAGGTCGCGAACCCTGTGACGCGCTCGAACCCGGACGAGGCCACGCGCTTCCCGTTCGCGCTCCTGCACGCACAGAGCTGATCGACCTGACACGACAGCAGTAACGGTAGGGGCGCTCAGGGATGGGCGCCCCTACTATTCGCGGGTGGAACACGAGCTCTGGCTGGTCACGCCGGCATTCCAGCGCCTGGCGATGACCGCCGTCTGCCTCAGGCAGCGCCGCGAGCTTTGCGACGCACTCTCCGACGCCGGCATAGCGGCCACGTGCGTCGTCGTGGCCAACGACGAGAACCTGGAGCTGGCCGCAGAGCTGGGCTTCCACACCGTCGAGGTCAACAACTCGTGGCTCGGGCGCAAGTTCAGCGCCGGCTACAAGTACGCGCTCGCGAGGGGCGCGACCCACCTGATGCCGATCGGCTCCGACTCCTGGATGGACCCGGCCGTCGTCCTCGCGCTCGACCTCTCCCTGCCCGTCCTCTGGGGCACCGAGCGGCTGACCTCGGTCCGCCCAGACGGCCAAGAGCGGCTGGAGCTGAGATTCCGCAACACCATAGGCTTCGGGATCGCCTCGGTCTATCCCAGGGCCTCGATGGCCGACGTGCCCTACCCCTGCGCGCCGAACATCAAGCGCGGCTGCGACACGTCGACCTACAACCGCACCGCTCGAGCCAAGGGAATGGAGACGCGCTACAGCGACGTCCACCCGCACGAGTACACGGACTTCAAGTCGCCAGACGTCCAGGTCACGAAGTACGACGTGCTAAAGGCTCGCTGGCGCAGGAACACTGTCAAGAGCGTGACCGGCGACGAGGTCTTCGACGGGCTGGTCCCGACGTACGGCGCCGAGCTAGTCGCCGAGCTACGTGGCGTGTATGGACTCTGAGACCCGGCGCGCATTCGTCGGCCTCGAGCCGGGGTGCACAGACGCGTGCGCGACCCACGTCGCACGCGAGTACGGTGAGAAGTCCTTCTACCACTCGCCCAGGCACCCGCTATCGCTGGTCGACCTACCAGCCGCCGGCACGAGGGTGTCGCGCTACAACTCGCGCCGCTGCGAGCGCCTCGGCTACCGGCACGAGATCATCGACCGCGCCGACTGGGCAGACGACCTGCACGCGCTCCGCTCCTCAGCGCCAGAGCGCCAAGGGCGCGCAATGCCGCTCGCCTACCTCGAGCGCCAGGAGTACGCGCACGACATCCTCTCCGGCTGCCAGCAGCACACAGCCGTGATCCACGGCGTAATAGGCGAGGACGGGCACCTGGCCGCGTACGCGCAGGTCGTGCAGTCGTCGGAGGTGGCCAGGGTCAACACGATCCTCGGGCACGACGCCAGGATGCGCGACGGTGTGGTCTGGCTCCTCGTGCGATCGTTCCTCGACTGGCACCAAGCTAGGGGCGCGACCTTCGGCCTCTACTACACGCACGCGTCCGGGCACGGCGACGGGCTGCGGTACTTCAAGGAGCGCAACGGCTTCTATCCCGCCACGGTAGAGTGGGCGCTGTGAACGAGTGCGCGCCATTCTCCCCCAGCGACCTCGCCGAGCTCGACCACCAGATCCTCGCGCCCGCGGGCGCTGTCATCCCGTGCCGCGAGGCGTTCTCAGGCAACCTGCGCTCCGATACGGTCGTGCTCAGGCACGACGTCGACGCGAACGAGGGGTCGTTCCAGTGCGCGGTCGACCTAGCGCGCTGGGAGGCGGACCGCGGCTACAGGTCAACGTACTACATGCTCCACACCGCGCCGTACTGGATGGCTAAGGGCTTCTACCACGGCGTGCGCGAGATAGCCAGGCTCGGGCACGAGATCGGCATCCACGCGGACGCAGTCGGGTTCGCCGTGGAGTTTGGCGGCTCGCCGGACGAGATCCTGCGCCAGGCGCTGGACGAACTCAGGCGCTCGGGTGTGGTCGTCACAGGCGTGGCGGCGCACGGCAATGCGCTGTGCAGGAACGGCTCGCGGCTACTGTTCGTGAACGACGAGCAGTTCCTCGACTGCCCGCGGCCGGAGGCCGGAGCACCAGGGCGCACAGTCTGCGGCGTCGCGCTCGACCCACGGCCGCTCGCCAGCTACGGACTGGCGTACGCCGCGGAGCGCATACCACACGGCTGGAGGCTGAGCGACAGCGGCGGCCGCTGGTCTGTCCCGTTTGCTGAGGCGGCAAACAGTCTCGCAGAGGGCGACCGCGGGCAGCTTCACTTCCTCATGCACCCAGACCACTGGACCCGGGCCCTCTGACCGTAATATTCAGGGCATGACGGTCCTCACGTCGCAACAGCAGCTGGAGCTAATGCTCGCGAACACGCTCCAGCCGGTCCTTGACCAGGACGCGCTAGACACGCTGCTCGCCGACGCGCAGATTCGCGACACGCACGGCCGGTGGGTCGACGATCCAGACTACGTGGAGACGTACGACCTCAACCGCGCCGCCGGCAAGGGCTGGCGCATCAAGGCCGGCATGGTCGCCGCCGACTACACGATCACGGTCGAGGGCCGCGCCCTGAACCGCGCCGAGATGATCGAGCACTTTCTCACGATGGCGAAGCAGTACGAGAAGAAGGCCGGCGTGCGCAGTGCCAAGCTGACGGACGACGCCGACCGAACGACTCTCTGGACCCGGTGACATGCTGCACGACTGGGAGATCGCACGCGCTGCGACCGAGCTCGCCCGCACGATGCCGGACCTCTGTGACATCTACCGCCGGTCCGGCGGCGATGGCTTCGGCGGCGGCGGCTCTGACTTCGGCGACCCGCACGCTGAGGGCGTCGCGGTGAGCGTCGAGCCACTGGCAGTCGGCCCGTTCAAGGACCACGTCGGCAGCGCCGGCCGCGAGTTCACAGACGAGGTGCAGTTCGAGCTCGCGTTCCCGCTCGGCACTGACGTCGAGGACGGGGACATGATCGACGTGAGCTCGATGGGCGACGCGCAGATCACCGTGCGCATGGTCGAGCACCCGGAGTCCTGGGACATGATGGTCAAGGCGCAGGGGACGCTCACGCGATGACCGACCTCATCCCAGACGAGTACGAGGCCGGCGAGTGGATCCGCGCGACGCTGGAGGCCGCAGGCGTGATCGGATCCGACGCCCTCGCGACCGGCGCGTTCCTCGACGTCATCCCGGGCGAGGCCCGGCTGCCGGCCGTGCGCTTCGGCGTGCAGGCCAGGAACGACGTGCGCACTAACTCGCAGCACATCGCCGTCTCCAAGTGGGACTTCCTCGTGCTGGGCTGCGTCGAGGCGCACAACGTCGCCGACTCGTCCGCGCTCGCGAAGGCGATCCACGCGGCGCTCCACAGGGCCAACGGGAGGACCGACAACCTGCGCGTCGTCGCGTGCACGAGGACCTCGACGTTCTCGTTCACCTCCAAGGAGGCCGGCAAGCTGTTCCGCCTCGGCGGGGGAGTGTACGAGATCATCGGGCAGGCCGTCGCGCCGGAGCCGGCCACGACAATCGTCGAGTTCGACGCGGGGCCGGTCGCGCTCCCGCCAGCCCTCGCGGCCGCGATCCAGCAGGTGCTCACCAACAACGCGGAGGACGAGCCCTCAATCCCAGGCCTCGGGATGGGCTTCGTGTTCGTCGATACAGGGAGCGGCTCATTCCAGGTCGGCTGGCAGGGAGCCGGCACAGGCCAATGGGACTCGACCCCGACCGGCGTCACAAGCGGCGACGTGACGGCCTCCCGCGCGACCATGGAGGCTGCCATGCTGACGAACGCTGCCGTCCCATACGGCGCGGAGGGGATGGGCTTCCTCGGCACTATCACGACCGCATACGGCGAGTGGATCGTGTACGCCACGCGCCCGGGCGTCGCGGTCAACAACGACACGTACGAGGTCGACTCCACGACCGCCGACACGGGCGACTTCCCCATCACGCCATGATCCAGATGCGCCTCGTCATGAACCGCGTGCCGCAGGTTACCGCCAGCACCGTGGCGAGGGCTGAGGAGGCCGCTGTCGCGACGCGCGAGCTGATCGCGAAGAAGGCCGAGGAGAACGCCCCCGTCCTGACCGGCGAGCTGGAGCGGTCGATCGACGTCGAGGGCGACGAGGTCCGCGTCAAGTCAGACCACGGGCTGGAGGTCGAGTTCGGCACTGTCTTCATGGCCGCGGAGCCGTTCTTCAGGCCTGCGATCCGGGACGGCGAGAAGCTGCTGGCCGCCATGGTGCGTGACCTCATCGTCTAGGGCCCCGCAGACAGAATGGCTGGCATGACTGAACGCGCATTCGTAACCCAGGGTGTACAGCTCGGCGTCGAGGCCACTCCGGGCGACGGCGCGGCGGCTGACCTCCTCATCAACAGCTTCACGATCGAGCCCGGAGTCAAGGTCGACATGGCGCGCTTCCGCCCGACCGGACAGAAGCTCGAATCGATCATCACCCCGAGCAAGGAGTGGATCGAGTGCAAGGTGAAGGGCCTCGCGTCGTACAGCGAGCTCCAGTACCTGCTCGCAGGCGTGCTCGGGCCCAACCAGGTCTCGCACCCCGAGGCGGACGGGGCCGCCGAGCTCTGGAAGTTCAAGCTCAACGCCCGCGACGTCGACGACGTGCAGACGTACTCGTTCGAGCAGGGCGACAGCGTCAACGCCCACAAGTTCGCCTACGGGCTCGTGACCGAGCTCGACATGACGTTCTCGCGCTCGTCCTGCGACGTCGGCGGCAACCTGATCGCCCACGCGCTCGAGGACGGCATCACGCTCACCGCCGACCCAGTCTCGATCGAGGAGGCGCCCCTGCTCCCCGCAGAGGTAGACGTCTACCTCGACGCGACGCACGCCGGCCTGGGCACGACCAAGCTCACCCGCTCCTTCAAGGCGGACCTCAAGATGGGCGACAAGGCCGGCCCGGTGTGGACGCTTAACTCCGCGGTCGACGGCTTCGCTTCGCACGTCGAGAAGGCCCCGAAGCTGGAGCTTAAACTCCTGGTCGAGGCCGACGACGAGGGCATGGGCATCCTCAGCGAGATGCGCACGGGGAGCACGCTCTTCGTCCGCATCCAGGCGACGAGCCCGACCGAGGCGGCCCCGGGTAAGCCATACCAGCTGAAGCTGGACGGCTCCTACAAGGTCTCCGACGTCGCCCCGTTCTCCGACGAGGACGGCGTCTACGCGATCGAGTACACGCTGGCCGCGGTATACGACGCGGCGAGCGGTCTCGCCTTCGAGGCGACGCTCCGCAACAAGGAGATCTCCCTCGCCACGCCGGTGACGTAAGTTGCCCAACTCGCACATCGAGAGCTCCGCGCCCGACGACGACCACCTCCAGGTCGAAGCGGACGCGGAGTTCTCCGCTTACCACGCCGAGCAGTACCCCGGCCCGCGCTCAATCTACGAGAACTGGGTGCCCATCATCGCGTTCTTCGGGCCGCAGCCGTACGACCAGGAGCTCAGCGAGCTGGACGCCAAGGTCGAGCAGACCAACGGCCGCCCCGGCGTGAGCGCCGGCGGGCCAACAGAGCGCGTCGACCGCTGAGGCGAGCGCGGGCAGAGTTACCCGCATGAAACTTTCCGACGTATCCAAGCCCCGCACGGTCACGGTCGACTTCGGCGACGGAGACGAGCTCAACGTCACCTACTTCGCCGACCGCCTCACCCCGCGCATCGAGGCCGACCTCTCGAGCGCGACGGACTCCGCCCAGATGGTGGGCATCCTGCTGCTCGTCGTGTCCGAGTGGGACCTCCTCGAGGATGACGGCGTCACGCCGGTGCCACTGACTGAGGAGCGCCTCCGCGACCTCCCGCTGATCGTGCTCGCCCAGGCGATCCGCGCAGTGTCCGGCGACCTAGCGACAAGCGTAAAGGCCGACTCAAAAAACTGACGAGGTACCTCGCGACGGAGGGCGCCATCGGGGAGCAGCCCGACTGGTACCCGCTGATCGCCGTGGCGAGGTACATGGGCATCGCACCGTGGGACCTGCTCGACCGCCCCTCGTACTGGCAGCGCATGGGCCTCGGCGCGATGAACGCCGAGGGCGAGGCCAGAAGTCACAGGAGCAGCTGAGCAGAATGGCCCTCGATGATTACCGTCCAGGAGCTCGTCGCACGGGTCACAGCTGAGACCACGCAGTTCAGGTCCGAGATGGCCGGCGTGGAGGGCACGACCTCCAAGGTCGCCAAGGCCGGCACGATCGCCGGGCTCGCGCTCGCCGCCGGGCTCGCGGTCGGCATCTACAAGGCCGTCGAGGCGGGCCAGGAGCTCCAGGTCTCCGAGGCCCGGCTCACGGCGGCGTTCGCCGCCGCCCACCTGAAGGCCTCCGACTACGAGGAGGGCATCAAGGGGGCGGAGACCGCCGCGCGCAAGCTCGGCTTTACCAACAAGGACGTGCGCGACTCGCTCGGCTCACTCGTGGCAGCCACGGGGGACGGCGCAGCCGCGCTCCGCGACATGAACACGGTCGAGGACCTGGCGAGGTTCAAGCACATCGGCCTCGCCGACGCGTCCAAGATCGTCACCTCCGCGATGGCAGGATCCGCGCGCGCCGCCAGGCAGCTCGGCATCGTGGTCCTCCCGCTCCACGACCACGTGCAGGCGCTCAAGGACGCGCACACCGACCTCACCACGCAGCTGGGGCGCGCGGAGCTCGCGACGGCGACGCTCGCGGACAAGCAGGCCACGGCGGCGAAGGTCATCGACACGGTCTCGCAGCACGTCAAGGGGCAGGCCGACGCGTTCGCGGCCACGTCATCCGGCTCGATGGCGCAGTTCCACGCTCAGCTCGGCGCGATCACGGAGGACCTCGGCAAGAGCCTGCTCCCGGCCATCACCGCCGTGACCAACGTCCTCGCTATCCTCGCGGGCTTCTTCGCGGAGCACCAGGGCCTCGTCAAGGTGCTCGTCATCGGGCTCGGGCTCCTGTCCGCGGCCCTCCTCGTGAGCGCGGCCGCGACCTGGGCCATGAACTCAGCGCTCCTCGCCAACCCTCTCACATGGATCATCCTCGCGGTCGCGGCCTTCGCTGTCGGCATCGTGTACGCGTACGAGAAGATCAAGGTCTTCCGCGAGGTCGTGACCGCCGGCCTGGACGCAGTCAAGCTTGCGATCGGCCTAGTCGTCGACATCATCACCGGCAACTGGGTCGGCGCGTGGAAGAAGATCGCAGGCGCGCCGCAGGCAGCGCTCCTCGCGGTCCTCGACGCGATCGGAGCAGCGGAGGCGTTCATCGTCGCGAAGGCGATCGCGCTCGGCAAGGGCATCGCAGACGGCATCATCCACGGGGTCGAGGGCCTGCCCGGCGTGCTAGGCAACGCGCTTAAGGACGCGATCAAGGGCGCGCTCGACGGCGTCATGGGCTTCTTCGGGATCCACAGCCCGTCCACGTACACGGCCGACACGATCGGCAAGCCGCTGGCCTCCGGCGTCGCCGCCGGGATGACGGCCGGGCAGCAGCAGATCTTCGACGCGACCGGCGGGTGGACGCAGGCGATGGCCGACGGGATCGCCAAGGGCGGCCACGTCGTCTTCGACGCGACCGGGAAGCTCGTCCTGATCGTCGCCAAGGACTACACGACCTTCGCGCAGAAGTACTGGAAGGACGCGGCGAACCAGGCCGCCTCGAGCCTGACGCCAGACAACGCGAAGCTCGAGTCGGTCGCGCAGCAGTTCGGCCTCCAGGTGCACACCAAGTTCCTCGACTCCATGATCGCGGCCAACGAGGCCCTCGCCGCCGACATGAAGTCGACCAACCCGAAGTTCCTGCACGACTATGTCACGTACGCGATCGACCAGATGAACCTCGCGCTCAAGCAGCACAACAAGGCGCACGCCGACGCGTGGCGCGCCCTGGCCAACGACGCGCTAAAGGCGTACACCGACAAGATCCAGGGCATCAAGGACGCCGCCGCGAAGGCCGCCAAGGACGCGACCGCCGCCGTGAGCGCGACCGCGAAGGTCACGACGATCTACCAGCCGCTGAACGGAACGGCCAACCAGGGCTCAACGACCGGCTTCGGCGGCGTTGGCGGGTCGCAGCCGCCCGGCGGTTGGTTCCCGCCAAACCTCACTCCTGCGGCGCCGACGGTCGTGCAGGTCAACAACCCGACCTTCCTCTCCGGTAACCGCGAGGAGCTCCGGCGCTTCGCTGACACACTCACGGAGTTCCTGCCGTGATCCACCCGCTATACCGCGTGCGTGTGGCCTGGGGCGACTACGTGCGACCGACGCACTTCAGGGTAGGGCGCTCGACGATCGGCGGCACCGACGAGATATTCGCGAGCGACGCGTGGAGCATCGACTTCCTCGGCTCGGACGACGACGTGACTGACGACGTTAAGACCGCGGTGCTGCAGCGCAAGCTCTCAGCCGACGGCACAGTGGACGGGAGGCTCGACCTCACGTTCAACGACCCGTGGCCAGGCAAGTACAACTCGCGCAACCCGGCCTCGCCGCTAACCGGACTCATCCTCCCGATGCGCCGGTGCCTGGTCGAGGTCTCGTTCGACGCGGGCGGCACGTGGGACTCGCTCTTCGAGGGCTTCCTGGACGACGCGTCGTCGACCCCAGACTGGGACGCGTCGGAGTCGAAGCTCTCCTTCCGCGACGGCATAGTGTGGTCCGAGCGCAAGGCCAGCTCCATAGTCATCCCGTCCACCGGCGCGACCACGGTCGGCGCCGTGCTCAACCTGATCCACGACGCCATGGGGTGGCCGAGCGGCAGGCGCGACTTCAACACTGGTTCGCGGCTCGCGGACTTCAGCGCCGACGGCACTGTCTCCGCCAGGCAGCTGATCGCCAACCTCCTCGCCGTCGACCTCGGCGTCTACTACTGCGCGCGCTCAGGGTACGCGACATACCGCGACCGCTACGAGTACGCGCGCCGCGTGAGCGTCGGGTCGTTCACGGACGCGACCGCCTCTGTCCCAGGCGTGTCGCTCTCCACGATCTACAACCGCGCGATGGCGCAGAAGACCGGCGGCCCGATGCAGACCTTCACGAACATACCGAGCCAGGACGACTACGGCTCTCAGGACGCGGCCACTGTCACCTCGCCGTGGTTCTTCGACGACAGCGCGGCGCTAGGCAACGCCGCGTGGCGAGTCATCACGCAGGCACAGCCCGCGAGCCCGACGTGGCAGTTCGAGCCCATCACCGAGGACACGGCCACGCTGAAGTCGATCATCCTCGCGGACATAGACGACCTCGCCACGATGCACCCACCGGGCCTCCCCGCCGACGACCAGTCGATCGAGTGGGTAGTGCAGAACTTCGGCGGCGGGTCGGCTCACAGGACGTCCTGGAGGCTCCGCGAGCGGGCCCTGAACCCGTTCATCGTCGGACGCTCACTGGTGTCCGGGCCCGCCGTGGTGGTCCCAGGCTAAGATTCCGACGTGACGACCAGGCTCAACACGATCGCAGACCTCGCCGCCGGCGACGCCATCCCCGAGTCCTGGGTGGACGCGGTGCGCATCGACGCGAACTACCTGTCGATGCCCGGCGCGACGCTCGCGAGCGCGGCAACCCTGACCATCACGGCGGAGTACCACTCCGTCTCGGGCACAGCGACGATCGACAACCTCTCAGACGCGCTCGGTGCGGTCGCCGGGCAGCAGGTCAAGCTCTTCACGACCGGCGCCGCGACGATCAGGAACAACGGCGCCGGCACGGGGAACATCCGCACCGCCTCGGGTGCCGACTTCGTCGCGGTCGCCAACACGCTCTACTCCTTCTTCTACGATGGGGCCCTCTGGAGGCAGTTCGCCGCGGGCGGTGGAGGTGGCGCCGCCTCGAGCGTCGTGTACGACAACACGCTCGCCGCGCCGGCAACGAAGCTAGACTCAGGCGCGGTGATCGTCGCCGGGTGGGCAGCGGTCGAGATCGACTTCTCGTTCAAGTCGGTGGCCGCGGGCACGTTCGACAACGCGTGGATAAACTTCAACGGCGACACCGGCGCGAACTACGACGGAATCCGGCGCACGTTCACGTCCGGCGGCACGAACGGCGACAACGCCGGCGTCGGAGCCGTGGGGATCCTGATCCCGCAGGTCCCTGGCGCGACGGGGCTCGCTAGCGCGTACTGCACCGGGCGCATCACGCTCATAAACTACGACAACACGGCGATCCACAAGCAGGTCTCCTGCCTGTCCGTGAGCGCCGACGGCACGGTCGTCTACCAGCAGATCCTCAGCGGCCGCTGGAAGAACACGGCCGCGATCACCAGCGTGCAGATCGTGGGCGCGGGATCCAACATCGCGACCGGCGGGCGCCTGATCGTGAGGAAGATCCTGTGAGCAGGCTCACGGCGATAGCCGACCTTAACAACGGCGACATCATGCCGGAGTCGTGGGTTGACGCTGTGCGCGTCGACCTCAACTATTCGATGGTCGCAGGCGCGGCGCTCGCCTCCGGCACGACGCTCACGATCACGGCCGCGTTCCACTCCGTCACAGGCGTAGCGAACATCGACACGATCACTGACTCCCTCGGCCAGGTCACGGGGCAGAGCGTCTTCCTCGTATTCGCGGCGGCCGCGACGGTCAGGAACAACGGCGGCGGGACCGGCAACATCCGCACGCGCTCCGGGCTGAGCCACATCACTGTCGCGGGGGAGGTCATGGAGCTCGTCTACGACGGCTCGCACTGGATCCAGGTAACGTCGCAGCTGATGCAGGACGCGTCGGGCAACGCGGTGCTCCCGGGTGACCTCCTCACGAGCGGCGGCACACTCGCGTTCAGCGGCCTGTACGCTGCCTACAACCCGGTGATGGGCGCGTCCGTCACGCCGCCCACGCCTGGCACCGGAGCGGTCTCGCTCGGGCGCTACACGCAGATCGGCAAGATCGTCCACTACCGCGGACTGTGGGCCATCGGCGCGGGCGGCCCGATCAACGTCGGCTCTGGCACGTACCGCATCCCGCTCCCAGTCGCGGCCAACACCGCGATCGCGGACGCGCGCCTCGGCGGCTCGGTCCACGCGGTGGACGCGTCCGGCAACGCCTACGCCGCCATCCTCGGCGCCAAGCTCGACGGCACGAACTCCGGGTACTTCGTCATCGGCGACGAGAACACCCCGGCGGGCGGGCTGCAGACCGAGCTCGTGATCGACACCACGCACCCGAGCGCCGGCTTCTGGAGCACGAACGGCGGCAGCATCCGCTGGTCAATCCAGTACGAGGCGGCGTGAGCAGGCTAGCGGCACTCGTGGACCTCGCGGACGGCGACATCCTCCCGGAGTCCTGGCTCGACATCGCCCGCGCCGACGTCAACTACGGCGTTGTCGCTGGGGGCTCGCTCGCCTCGGCATCGACGCTCACGATCACGTCCGGCTTCCACCAGGTGACCGGCGTAGTGAGCATCGACACGATCACGGACCCACTCGGCGCCGTCCCCGGGCAGCCGGTCGTCCTCGCCTTCACCGGCACGACGACGGTCGTGACCGGCACCGGCAACATCCGCCTGCGCTCCGGCCTCAACTACATCACGCTTGCCGGCGACGTCATGAAGCTCGTCTACGACGGCGCCAACTGGGTGCAGGTCACATCGCAGCTATCGCAGAACTCGCTCGGGCAGGCGGTCCTCCCGGGCGGCCTCATCCTCGACGGCGGCGCGCTCAACGGGGCCGGGCTCTACTCGGCCTACAACCCCGTGATGGGCGCATCCGTCACGCCGCCGACTCTGGGCACGGGCGGGTCGTCTGTCGGCCGCTACGCGCAGCTCGGCAAGTACGTCCGCTATCGCGGCAGGTGGTACATCGGTGCCGGTGGTCCGATCAACGTCGGCTCGGGCACGTACCGCATACCGCTCCCTGTCGCGGCACAGGTCGCGATCACTGACGGCAGGCTCGGCGGATCGGTCAATGTCTCGTGCCTCACTGGCGGCTTCGGCGGCACGCCGTCAAGCTACGGCGCGGTTATGGGAGCCAAGCTAGACGGCGTGAACTCCGGGTACTTCATCGTCGGCGCCTTCATCACGATCAGCAACTACGGCGGGTTCGAGACAGAGGGCGCGATCGGTTCCACGTTCCCCGGCGGCACGTTCTTCAGCGCTCAGGGCGGGATCATCGCCTGGGACATCACGTACGAAGCCGCCTGAGGCCACCAGGAGCCCCGGTTCGTCACGCCCAAGGGCATTGGGACAAGCACCAGGGTCTGGCAATCCGTGACCTCTCGGGTCAGGTGGGCTGGCACATGGAGGCCAGGCGGGCCAGCAGGCCTGGGTCGTTCCGGCCAGCGAGCACCCCGAGCCCAAACGCGAGCCTGGCGACCGGCCACGTGAGCGGGTCGAAGGGGCCTGCCCCGGCTGCATCCCACGCGTCGCGAAGCTGCAGATCCAGCTCGAGCTCGAGCTCAGCGGTAAGCACGCGCCATCCTCTCCTCGACTAGCTCCGCGTGCTTCCACCACCGCGGGCCGTGCCTCGAGCACTGCAGCTCGCGCACGGCGGCGTCTACGAGGAGCCTGGCCGCCTGCAGCCGCGTGAGGTTCTCCCTCCGCGGCGGCTGCAGGGTCGGCTCGAGGCTCACGCCTGCGACAGGTCGAGGATGCAGGTCTCGGTCAGCCCTCGGCGCGGGTGGTAGACCTGCAGGAGCTGGCTCGCGTCGTGCCCGCCGCCGAACTGCAGCAGCGAGTACTCGTCCGGGCCCTTCACGGACCCGTTCATCAGGATGCGCCCGGCCTCCACGATGTTCGGGTTGTGGAAGTGGCCGACGTGGAAGCGCCTGATCGGCGTCCCGATGCGCGCGTACTGGTTCGTCATCTCGGCGACGCGGCGCATGACCCCGCCCCACGGGACGCCCGGCATGGTGGAGCGGATGCCGTCGCCGTGCATGAGGAGGTGCGTCTCGTCGAACACCCGGATGACATGGTTCGCGGAGCGCGGGACGGTCACCGAGATGTGCGCCGAGTCCTTCAGGCGCAGCTTCATCACCTGGTAGACCATCCAGTCGTAGTTGTCGTAGCGGTTCTTCATGCCCTGCTTGTGCGTCGTGCGCGGGTGGTTGCCGATGACGCCCGAGAGGTCGATCGTCTCGAACACCTCGCCGAGCTTCGAGACCCACTCGCTCATGTCGAGGCCTAGCTGCAGGGCGGCCTCCATCAGCGGGCGGTCGTTCGTCTCCTTGAGCTCCGGGTGGATGTTCCCGCTCAGCATGTCGCCGAGGCCGTTGATGATGAGGTGGCGCACCGGGTACGGGCGCTTCTCCTTGAACGAGATGATCGACTTGAGCATCGCGTCGTGGCGCCTGAGCATCACGTCCCAGTCGTACTCGTTGATGCCGTTCATCTGCTCGCTGCTCACGACCTCGGACGCGTGCAGGTCCGACCAGTCGAGCATGAAGACGTGCTCCGTGCTCTCGCCGTCGATCACCGGCGTGGCCGGCGCGTAGATCGGCTCCATCGTCGGGACGAGGCGCTCGAGCACGTGCACGAGCTCGGCGTTCGTGACGTCTGCCTTGCGCGATCTCGCGAGTCGCGAGCGGAGATCCTTGTTCTCCTTCTCGAGCAGCTCCTCGCGGGAGACCTCGCCGTCCGGCTGGGCGACCGCCCGCCCGCCTGCCTTCCCGCCCGGCGTCTGCCTCGGCAGTCCGTGCCTGGCCCACCATGTGGAGATCGTCGACTGGCTCATGCCGTGCGCGTTCGCGCAGGCGGTGAAGTTTCCGTCGTGCTTGGCGACCTCCGCTAGGAGTCGCTTCTTGTCGCGGTAGAATGGCTCTGTTTTCATGACGGTCATCCTGCCGGCGCAGGCCTCAGGCGACTGCGCGCCACGTGGCGACGCACAGCTTGCGCGCGGAGACGACGATCTCGCGCCCGTGGTCGATGCACGCCCACGCCGTCTCGCCGACCGGGCCGACGAGGAGCATGATCCTGCCGTCCTCGTGCTGCACCATCGGGCCGGTCGGCGCCTCCGGCTTCGGGTACCACTCCGCCCACTCGTCGAACCAGAGCCCCGGGCGGTTGAGCGCGATCGCGATCCTGTCCGCGAGCTCGAAGGCCACGCCCTCTGGGTCCCTGTAAGGCGTGCCGTCCTCGTGCACCTGGTCCCTGCCCTCGCGCCTGCCGCGGGCTATCGAGACGATGCTGGACGGGACTATGCCGTGCCGCGGCTGCTTGCCGGTCGCCGGGTCCGGCGGCGTCGCGTGCAGGCCCGCCCACTCCGTGGCTGTGTTGACGGAGTCGACGCCGTGCTCGGCGAGCGTCATGCGCACAACCTTGCCTGGGATCGTGTGCTTCACCTGTGGCTCCTTCCTGGTGGGGGTCACGCCGAGTCGGCGAGAAGTGCGTCTCTGAGCTCCTGTACCTCGCGCCTGAGGTCTACGACCTCGCGCATGATGGCAAGCAACCAGCGCGCGTTGACGATCACGCGCCACGGCTGCTGAGACTTGCGGAAGCAGACCCACGACTCGACCGCGATGCCGGTGGCGCGCGACTCGCGCTCGGAGTCCATCTCGGACTGCGACAGCCACTTGTCGATGAGGTAGGTCTCCTGGCGCTTGACCTCGGTGTGCACGCCGGGGATGTCGTGGCGCACGTCGAGGTTGGGGTCGCCGGAGTAGCGCGCGACCCGCGTCTGGCCGTCGCGCTCGGCTGTGAAGCCGAACTCGCGGATGACGTCGCGAAACTCGCGCTCGCCGTTCGCGCCCTTGGTGCGGCTGTAGCGAGGGGAACGGGTCTTAGCCACGCGACTTCTCGCGCTTCGCGAAGTCGAGCCACGCCACGATCGCGTGCCTGTAGCCGACGACTCCTGACCCGGGGACCGTCTTGAAGCCGCGCTTGCGGAAGAGGTCTGCCCTGCGCCCCGCGCGCGTGAAGCCGCCGCTGTGCGACTGCCTGAAGCTGGCCCTACGACTCATCGCTCATCACTACCTCGAGAGCGGAGCGGTAGCCGAGCTCGAAGAACGCAAAGCCGGCGAGCGCGAGCGGGTATGGCTCGGTGCCCATGCGGATCGCCGTCGTGTTTGCCCATGCGCTCAGGAACTGGAAGAACTCGTCGTGGTCGACGTCCCACGCTTCGAGCTGCGCGCGGACGTCGCCGCCCGCCACGGAGCCGGTCTCGTCGCAGAAGCGCGAGAGGACCTCGAGGCCTACCACCTCGTGCCCTTCTTGTTGACCACGTCGTGCGCAGGCCTGACCGCGGCGAACTCCGCGAACGTGCGCGTAGAGCGGTGCAGGCGGTACGAGCCGGACGGCAGCAGGTGGATCACGACGCGCCACTGTGTCGGCGCGTACCCGGACTCCAGCCGGAGCCCCTCGTAGCCCTCGAGCTGCAGGAAGTGCGTCTGGTACACGCTCTTCGCGGTCTTGACGTCAAGCAGGCACGGCTCGCCGGTGAACGTGCGCCGCTCCAGCGGCGACAGCTTGGTGACTAGCTCGCCGACGAGGTTGCACTCGAAGTCGTAGCGCCCGGCGACGCGCAGCTCCTTGCTGCCGACGATCACCTCCGTCTTGCGCCCGTACGAGCCATCGGCGTCCTGGCAGAACTTGACGAGCGCATCGACCCGGCCGCGTTCGTCGTCCTCCTCGATCTGCGACGGGTCGGGCATGACGCCGAGCTGGGCCCACGCCTCGAACATCGAGTGCGCGTTGGTGCCGTGGCGGCCGCGCTCGTCGCGCACGTGGTTGGTCGTAAGCTTCTCGCGCGTCAGGGCGGCGACCATCGAGTCCATGGTCGCGCGCTCCCAGCGCGCAGGCAGCTTCTTGGCGGCCTTCGCGAGCCATAGGTCCCTGACGATCCCCGTCATCCTCGACCACGGCGTCCTGACCTCCTGGAGCTCCTTGGCGATCGCGCGCGCCTCCTTCTCGAGCTCGGCGGCCGTCGGCTCCCAGAGCACCTGGAGCTCGCCCTTGAGCGTGCGCAGCTTGCCCCTGGCGTGGAGCTCCTCGACGCCGGCGGCTCCGATCTTCATGCCCCACCAGACGAGCGCAGGCTTGTCGAGCGCGCCAAGGACTGTCGAGACGGACGGGACCGGCTCGCCGTCGATCTTGTACGTGTGCGTCGGGTCGTGGTACTCGATCGTGAACCCCGCCGGCACGGTGACGACCTGGCTGCTCATATCGTCCACTCCGGCGCGTCCGACTCCAGCATCGCGTCGACACTGCCACCGCGAAAAGATGCGACCGCCTCGAGCTGCTCCGTGCGCGTCTTGAGTACGTAGCGCGCTACGTAGGCGTCTGCCTCCTCGCGGGTGACAGTGCCCTTCGCGATCAGTGGCGCGAGCGCGAGGTTGACCTCGGTCGCGATGCGCTTCTGCCTGCGGGTCGGGGCCAGGATCGTCTTCTCGACGATGTCGTCGAGGGGGCTCACGTCGCTACCGCCGTGACTATCGCGACGGACGTCCAGCGCTCGCGTGGGACCAGCGCGCTGGGGTCGTCGGCCGTGACGCCTGCAACGTGCTGCACGCCCGTGATCTGCACGGTCCACGACTCGTCGCTGGGCTCGCCGGTCGGGTGCACCGTCAGGAGCTCGCCGGCCCGCGGGCACGCCTCGAGGTCGAGCTGCACGTTGTCGATGTGCTCGCCGACCGAGGCGATCATCGAGCCGTCGCGCACGAGCAGCTTGCGCTCGTGGCGGCTTACGACGACCCTCACGCCGTCGCGATCTTCTCGAGGAGGTCGCAGTGCGCCCCCACCGAGCTTGGGCCGGTGCCACGCTGCGGGAGCGGGCCGTCGGCGCCCTTCGCCGTTGCGACCCAGTACGAGCCCTCGCGGAAGACGCGGATGACGAACGCCTGGGCCCTCACGCGGCGAGGACTGTGTCGAGGAACGCGGGCCAGGACTTGAAGCGCCTCATGATCGAGGACTCCGCGGCCATGACCCCGCCCCGCACGGCGCGCTCGGCGGCGTACCGCTTGCGCGACACTCGGCCGGTGGGGCAGATCGACAGCAGGATCTCGCGGTGGTCGGCGTCCGTCCAGCGGCGCGTGTTGGAGCCCTTCTCCTTGATGCATGCCACGACCTTGCCGATCGCGGTGGCGCACCCCTCGGCGTGCTGCCCGATGCTCTGGCCGCACTCGATGCAGAGGTTGAGCGTGCGCCGCACGTGGGCGTCCCTCTCGAACCTCGCGTGAACTCTCTGGTCCTGCGTCATCTCGTCTCCCTCGTCGTCATTGTGATTGACGGGGGCCACGATGTCAGCGCCCACCCCCCGGATGAACGCCATGGCGAGCTCGACGTTGGCCGGCTCGTTCCACCACATGTTGATGCCGCTCGGGTGCGGGAACGTGCATACGCGCCTGCCGCGGCTCTCTCCCCACTCTAGGTACGCCCCGCGCCAGCCGTCCGCGGCGGCGACCCGCTTGCCCATGTAGACGAAGGCGACGCGCCTCGGCGTCCTCCTCCACAGCCGGTCTAGGCCGGCCCTCGCCTCCTGGAGTGGGAAGCTCGCCCCCTTCCCCGAGCGCGCGGGGAAGCGTTGGATGACGTTCGTGCGCGGTAACCCCGCGCCGCCGAGCAGCGCGAGTCGCCTGCCGGACTGCGTAGTGTTGGCCATGCGGCCGCGGCCAGATGCGTTCGGCGCCTCGCCGACGAGTAGCAACTCCATGCGTGGTCTCTCCCCGAGTGCAGCGGTGCATTTACCTGGACATGACGTGCGGACGGACGGGGCCAGTGGCTCGCCGCGTCGTGGGGCGCTCGCGTATTCCGCAACCGCTGCTCCTAACCTATACCCATCCGGTCGATCCGCAAACCGGCCAACAGGCCCATTTTCGCAACCGATAAAGTTGCGTCAGCGCGGAGGGGGCGGCCCGTGGTTCGGGAGCGGCTTCGCGCGGCACGGGAGCGAGAGTACGGTCTGCAGCGTCTCGGCGTGCGCAGCAGATAGCGCGCGGGGGTGTTCCTTGAAGTAGTCGTACGTCGCCGACCCCTTCACGCCGAGCTGGCTGTCCGCGAGCTGGATCCTCTGCGAGAGCACGATGCACAGCTGCTGCGCGGTGAGCTGCGTCTGCGAGAAGGCCCACACTCCGACTACCGCCACGAGGGCGACCGTAGCGACCGCGGCGCCGAGGATGGACTTGTTCATCATGAGAACAGCCCCGCTATCGCGCGCGCCGCTGTCGAGGCCGCGTGCGGCCCGACCCACCCCGACGCGACGGAGATGACTGCGCCGGCGACCGCGATCAGCACGGTCGCGATGCTCCCGAGGATGATCGTCTTCAGGCCCTTGACGTCCTCGCCGAGGTTTCCGACGCGCTCGTAGAGCACGGCGACCTGCGTCTCCAGCGGGAGGCCCCGCACGTGCTCTGGGAGGACGTCGTCGTGCTTCACGGACTGTATACTGCCTGGCTAGCGCCCGGAGACTATCCTGCGGGCCAGGGCCTTCTCTTCCGGCGTGTATAGCACGGTCTTTACGAAGGAGATTTTCCCGCCCACGTAGTTGGTCGTGGCGGTCGCGGCCTCGATCGCCATCGTCGCGATCCCCTCGAGCCTGGCGTCCCCGACGGGGGAGCGCGCGTCGTCCAGGACGCCGTGGATCGCGCCGACCGCTGTCTCCGCGCCGGAGCCGATCGACTCCC